AGCAACTGATTCAACGCCTACTGTATTATTTTATCAATGTACGAACCACGCGTTAATGGGAAATACAGTAAATTTTGACACTAGAAATTTAACTGGTTTTGATACAGCTGATTTAACAGAGGGAACTAATTTATATTATACAGATGCTAGATTTGACACAAGACTAGCAGCTAAAGATACAGACGACTTAACAGAGGGGTCAAGTAATTTATATTTCTCAGATGAAAGGGCGCAAGATGCAGCTGCTTCAATGATTACTGGAGGCTCACATACAAACTTAACAGCAACTTATAACGATGGGTCTAATACAATAGACTTAGCTGTAAGTGGTGGCGGTTCTGTTTCAGATGCTTTTAAAAATATTGCTGTAAGTGGTCAGTCAAATATAGTTGCTGATTCCTCAACTGATACCCTAACATTAGCAGCTGGAGATAATATAACACTTACAACAAATGCCAGCACAGATACTGTAACAATAGCTTCAAGTGCTAGCGGCTCTGGAACATTAACTATAGAACAGCAAACTTTTAGCGGAGATGGTTCAGACACTACTTTTACTTTAACTTCAACTTGTAATAACGAAAATAAATTACAAGTATATATAGACGGAGTTTATCAGTCAAAAAGTAATTTTTCTGTCAGCGGTACTACTTTAACTTTTTCAACTGCGCCAGCTGCTGGAACAAATAATATAGAAGTAATTCATTTAGAAGCTTTAGCTGGGACAGTACAAGTAGATACATTTACTGGAGATGGCTCAGACACTACTTTTGATTTAACAACTACTATAAGCTCAGAAAACAATACTCAAGTTTATTTAGACGGAGTCTACCAGTCTAAAGGGAACTATTCTATTTCTGGCACAACAATAACATTTAGTACAGCTCCAGCTAATAATGTAGCTATCGAGGTAGTCCATTTATTACCCTCTGGAGATGTTTCTATAAATGCTATAGATAGTTCTGACGACGCTATTATTAGACTTTCAAGTACAAATGGAGCAACTGACGACGTTAAGCTGGTTGCTGGTAGTAACATAACAATAACGCCAAGCGGAGATGACATAACAATAGCTTCAAGTGTAAGTACAAGTTATTCAGTTTCTGTTATTTCTTCTAATACAACAGCAGTTGCTAATACACTTTATGTGTTAACAGCTAGTTTAACTTTAACTTTACCAGCCTCTCCGAGTGCTGGAGATAGTATCAAAATATCAAATAGAAGCGGCACAGCTACTGCAACTGTAGCTAGAAATAGTGAAAAAATTATGGGTGCTACTTCAGATTTAACTTTAGATAAATTAAACGCTGGTTTTGAAATGATTTATTCTGGTTCAGCTCAAGGATGGGTATTAATAGGAGTAGAGGGTACAAGTGCATAATAATAATTAAATAAAAAAATATGGCAAATTTTTCAAGTTTTTTTCCGACAGCAGCAACTGGAGGCGGCGGTTTTACAAAAATGAATAAATATACAACTGCTAGAGGTTTAGGAGATGCTACAAATAAAATTAGCTCTTTAAACAATAATAGCGGAACATTGGTAACTGATGGAAGCGCTGGAACTCCGTTTGATTTAATTTATGACCAACCAGCTCAATCTATTGCTGCTGCTCCCTCAACTTATACTATAAACAATCTAAGATTTGATTCTTCAACTGCTTTAAATGTAGGTGCTGTAATACCAGCTAATTTTTTTGCTGGTGGTACTGTTAGATTTTCATATAGCGGAGTTAATAACATTAACTTGCAACGAGCTTCCTTAATTTCTTCTCATCCAGAGTTCACTTATGCTAATTCAAGTAGCTCTTTAGTTTTAAGCTATTCAACCAACCCAGATGGTGCTTTTTCAGCAAGTGCTAGAACAAACTTAGGAACTGGTGACACAGTACCTTTAACTTTACCGACTTCAATAACAGTAAATCCAGCTACTGACTTAGGTTTGTCTGATGGCGACAGTATTGGTTATATGTTAATAGGTGCTGGAAATTCAAATAATTCAAGCACAGAAAAAGGAGGCGCTGGAGGTAATATTTTGCAAGGCACTGCTATTATAAGTAATGCTTCAACAAATTTAACAATAACTCCAGCAGCAGTTACTGGAACTAACTCAGCTGGTGCAGCTAGTACAATAACTGGCGGCTTAACTTTAAGTAGCGCTGATGGTATGCCAGCTGGATGGGGTGCTTTTGGAACTTCAACTAGAGCTGCTGCGGCTTGGAGTGGTATAAATGGCTATTCTTTAGGAGGTGGTCAGCATAACGAAGGGGGTGCTGGAGGTGTATTAGGTAATAACGGAGATGGTTTTGGTTGGGGGTCTTATAACTCTGGCGTTAGAGCTAGCGATGGTGCAGTATTATTATATTATTAAAATTTTAGATTATGTATTTTAGAATAAAAGAAAGATTTAATACAGACGGAGAAATAGAAGAATATGGAATAGCAGACGCTAAGCAATCTATAATAGATGGCTTTGAGGGAAACTGGGTTGAACAAGCTGAGGGTTTTGACGTTGGAGATTGGTATTCTGAAACAAATGGCTGGTCTAAACCTATTTTAACAACTCAAGAACAAGAAGCAAATGCTAGAGATTGGAGAGACAAAGAATTAAAAAATACAGATTTTATAGTTCCTCTTAGTGACTATCCAAATAGAGACGCTTGGCTAACATACAGACAAACATTAAGAGACTGGACATCTACTGATGACTTTCCAGAAACAAAACCGAGTAAACCATAATTTCGTAAATTTGTAAAAAATAAGATATGGCAATAACAAAAGTAACTGGAGACGTTTTAACAGATGACACTGTTAAGCATAATCATTTAGAGGCTAGATATACAGCTACTGGAAGCATAACGACTTATACTGGAGCGGTCTCAGTAGATTGGTCTAGTGCTACAAATTTTGTTATGGGTTCAAGTTTGACTGGCGCTATTGAATTTGATTTCACAAACTATAAAACTGGACAAGTTTTGACCATTCATAATTTGACTGGGTCTCAAACTATAACGCTAGACTCAGACGCAGCTACAAGTGAGACATTTAATAAAATAGGCGGTAATGATTATGATGGCAGTTCTACAAATGTCTTAATGATTGAATGTATAGACGATGACGCTACTGCTGTATTTAATTATTCAATATTAACTTATACTTCAGATACTACTCCTTAATATGAAAGCAATAGACATAAATGGTAATATAAAAACATTTTCAAGCGTTCCTAAGTCTTGGAATGGTAAAATAGGCTTACAATATGCAAGCGACACGGAACTAGAAAATTTAGGTTTTTTTAATGTATATGAGCCAGAAATAACAGCCAGCCAAGAATATGGAGCTATAGAATGGGATGCTGCTAACAATAGGTTTACTTATCCTATTGTAAATAAAACTTATACAGAAACACTAGCGGAATTAAAAGAGCAAAAAATAAACACTTTAAAAGCAATATATAAAACTAAGCTAGCTGTAACAGATTGGTATATAATTAGAAGCTCTGAGGGTATTTCAGCACCTCAAGAAATTTTAGACTTAAGAGCTGGATTAAGAGCGGATTGTTCTACTAAAGAGTCTGAAATAAATTCTTTAAATAATAAAAGCGCTGTTATAGAGTATATTATATAAGTGATATGAAAAAAAGCTTATTACAAAGTGGAACTGTAAGTTCTACGACTGATTTTTTACAAATAGGAACTTATACTGGTGGTGGTTCAACTGATGTAAGCGTTTCGGGATTAGGATTTAGACCAGATTTGGTTGTACTTAGAAATTTAGATGCAACTTCTACTTTTTCTTATTGGATTGACGGAAATAAAAGAGGTCATTTTGTTGGTCAAGCTGGTAATGAATACCAATATACTCAAAACTTAACAAATTATATTACACACGATACTGATGGTTTTACAGTTACAACAAATTCTGGTGCAAGTGATTTAACAAATAAAAGTGGTGATGAATTTTTATACTATGCTTGGCTTTTAGATGGCAATTTAGGTGATATATCTGGTAGTGATACTGCTGGAGTTTATATTGGTAAATTTGGTGGCACTGGCGGAAGCGGTTCACAAACTTATAGCACTGGTCTAAGCAGTGTTACATTTGAACATAAGTTTAATGGTTATAATTTCTATTTTAAAGATGGCACAAATCAAGACACTTTTCAAATGTCTAATTATTGGACACACGCCTCTCAAGGTTGGTCAGCAAATAATTCAAGTACTGGAATTGAAGCTCAAAGGTCAACTGCTTATGGGTATTATGGTGGTGGGGATGTCGATGGCGTTTCTAAAACTGATTACTATAATGGTGGTAATAGTGGCTCTAGTAATCAAATTACAGTAGGGTTTTCCCCTAGGATTCTAATGGTAGTTAGAGACCCAGCTACTTCGACTACTTCCGTTGATAAGGTTTGGTGGTGGTCAACTGCTTTAGACACAGATACAGTAAAATATACTAGATATAGAAGCGCTGAATATTCTGGAGGTGTAGCTGGTAAAGTAACTTCACACGATAGCGGTTTCGGTGTAACTTTTACTGACACTGGTTTTTATTGGGACTCATCTAGCGAAAGCGCTACTAATGCCTCTGGCTCTAGATATAGATATTGGGCTTTAGGATAACATAAAAAAAATAACAAATAAAATAACTATATTTGTATTAAATTTAAAAGGTAAAAAATGGCTTCAAGCGTATTTAACGGAACTAACTTAGTTTTAAAATTAATTGCAGACGGAGGGACTCTAGAGGCTCTAGGACATTCTACAAGCTGCTCAATGACAATAACTCAAGACTTACCAGAGGCAACTACAAAAGATAGCGCTGGATTTCAAGAAGTAATTAGCGGTCTTAGAAGTGCTGAGATTTCTTTCGACGGACTTATAGACTATACAGACGCTTCTAATAGTTTAAGAAATGCTGACGGATTAGCTTCTTTATTAATAGGTAGAAATAAAATAGACTGGAGTTTTGGAACTTCAGCTACTGGCGATACTATTTTTACTGGAGAGGGTTTTATAGCTTCTTTAGAGCAGTCAGCTGAAATGGAAAGCCCAGCTACTTATTCTGGAACGATTACAGTTACTGGCGCAATTACTCAAGCTACAAACTAAGAGTTTTAAACTAAAATTATGGCAAACAAAAAAAGAGGGTATTATACCCTAGAGCTAGGTGGTCAAAAGAGGAACCTACATTTCTCTATGAACTTCTGGGCTAATTTCACTGATATACTTAAAACGCCTCTTGATAAAATAGGAAATATTTTTGACGGAGGTTTATCTATTACTGGTATTAGAGCGCTAGTTTATTCTGGCTTATTAGCTTATGACCAAGAGGAGGGAAACGAAATAGATTATAACGAGTTCAAAGTAGGTAGCTGGCTAGAAGATTTAAAACCAGAAGAGCTAGAAAATATGGTTAACGCTATGCTAGAGTCTAGAATTTTAGGAAACGACCTTAACTTAGGCATAGAGAGAAAACCTAAAGCAGAGGGAAAGCCTCAGCCGACTCCTTAACTTGGAACGACCTACTAGACTATTTTATTGGGCAAGTCGGCATAAATCCAAATGAGTTTTGGACTAATACTTGGGTCGAAAACCAGCTTCTAGGAGAGTCTTATAATATAAAACAAAATTTAGAATGGGAGCGTCTAAGATATTTGGCGACTCTTATACATAACGTAAACTGTTCTAAAAAGAGTCAAACCATAAAACCTACCGACCTTTTTGAGTTACCTCAAGACAAGCTAATTAAAAAGAAAAAGTTTGAGCCTAAGTCAACGCCAAAAGAGTTAGATAAATTCCTAGAGCAAATCGCAAACGTCAAGGAAACAACTGAGTTTAAAATTTAGTAAATTTGCATTATGGCAAATATTCTAGAAGTAATTTTAAAAGGGGACGCTAAACACTTAAATAGCTCCCTAGGTAGAGCTAGCAGAAGTTTAAAAAGTTTTGGAAGTCAAGTTACTGACGTTGGTAAAAATTTATCTTTAAAATTATCAGCTCCTTTAGCTTTAGTGGGTACAAAAGCCTTGAGTTCAGCTATGAATTTTCAAAAGCTACAAACTCAATTAGATGTATTAACTGGAAGTGCTGAGGCTGGTGCTGACGCTTTCGCAAGACTTGTTAAATTTTCAGCTGGCACGCCTTTCCAATTAGACGAACTTGTAAAAGCTAATAATACATTAATGGGCTTTGGCGTTAGTGCCGAAGATGCTTTTCAACATTTACAATCTATAGGAGATATAGCAGCGGTTTCTGGTGGAGACTTGCAAGGTATATCTGTTGCTTTTGGTCAAGTAGCTGCGGCTGGTAGGCTTATGGGTCAAGACCTATTACAACTCATTAATAATGGAGTTCCTATTATTGATATGTTAAGTAAGTCTATGGGAGTTGCTAAGTCTGAAATTAAGGATATGGTTTCAGAGGGCGCTGTAACTTTTCCAGTGTTAATAGAAGCTTTTAGACAAGCTACAACTGAGGGCGGTAAATTTGAGGGCGGTATGGGTAAACTGTCCCAAACTCTTGGAGGCGTTTTATCTACTCTTAAAGATAATTTAAATATTGCTTTTGCTGAACTAGGTAAGGAAATAATTAACGCTTTTGACCTTACTGCTAATATGCAAAAATTTATAGATTTTATAAAAGGCATAACAGAGCATTTTAGAAGCTTAGAACCGCAAACAAAAAAAATAGTTATAGCTATTGGTGCTTTAGCGGTTGCATTACCTCCTTTATTAATTGTATTAGGTTCTATTATTAGCGCTGTAGGAACTTTAACAGCTGCTTTTGGAGCTTTAAATTTAGTTACTGGTGGAGTAGTCTTAGCAATAGGAGCTTTAGCAGCTGCACTAGCAGCAGTATCAAAACATAATTTTTTAACAGAGACTATAGAAGATTTAAATGTAGAGCTAGAAGAAAATAAAAAATTATTAGGCGAAGTAAAAGAAAAAAACGAAAAAGGAGCAGCTGCTGTTTTAAAATTACATAAAGCAGAAAGAGAACTTCTAAAGACAGAGCTTAAATTAAAAAAAGCACAACAAGACAAGGAGCAAGGTTTAGTAGCTTCGCTTTTAGGCATTGAGTCTGAAGAATATAAAAAGTTAGCTAAAGAAATAGCAAAAACAGAGCAAGAAATAATAGGCTATGATAATACTATAAAACTTTTAGAAGATTCTCTTAAAAATGTAGGTAATCAAGCTGACAATACAAAAAATAAAATTACTCAAGTTAAAGACCCAATAAGAGATTTAGTAAAAGAGGTAAGTGCTTTGACTTTAACTAGCGAAGTTGGCGACTTTGATTTTACGAAAGGAGAGCGTTCTATTGCAGATATAGCTAGAGGCGCTCAAACTATACCTTTAGAATTAGATATAAAAGTTCCTAGTCCAGAAATAATAAACGAAAAGCTAAAAGCTTCGTTAGATACTTTAAAAGCTACAACGAAACAAACAGCTGCTGAAATTAGTATTGATTTTGGTAATATGGCTATGGGAGTAGCTGACGCTTTAGGTAGTGCTTTAGTAAGTGGAGAAAATGTTTTTGCTACTATAGGAGGTATTATTTTAAATTCATTAGCAGATATTATGTTACAATTAGGAACAGCCGCAGTAGCCGCTGCAAATCTGTCAGCTACTTTTGCTACGCCAGCTGGATTAGTGACTGGTTTGATAGCAATAGGCTTAGCTGGTGCTTTAAAAGCTGCCGCAAGTCAACTTCAAAACGTGCAATCATTTGCAAAAGGGGGTATTGTTTCAGCGCCAACTCTAGGACTTATGGGCGAATATGCTGGAGCAAGAAGCAATCCAGAAGTTATAGCGCCATTAGATAGATTAAAAGGTATGATAGGGCAAAGAGAGTCTTCTGTAAATGTAACTGGCGGTTTTAGATTAGAGGGTCAAGACTTAGTAGTAGCTTTGCAAAGAGCTGAAAGAAATCGTTCAAGACTATAAATAATGAGCTACGGAGTAAAATTTAAACTGGATTTCGCTGATAATTTAGGAAATCCTAGAAGACTAGAAATTTTAAAAAAAAATTACTCTGGTAGTGTTAATAGTTTAGTTGGAACTAACAACCCAGTAGTCATAAAATGGGACTCAGACGACGACATTTATACGCCTATAATTGGTTCAACTTGCGAGCTTAATTTATTTGTTACTGACGACACAAGCTACGATAATTGGTACGATGCCGATGAAAGGGAATATAAGGTAAGAATATCTACTGGAGACGTATCTGGTGGGCATATCTGGAATTTAACAGAGGATACCTACGCAGCTGCTAATTTTGATTGGGACGAAGTGGGAGAAGATTTAGGTTTAGAGCCTTACTGGGAGGGTTTTTTAATTGTAGACAGATATTCAGAGGCTTTAACTACTAAGCCTTTTCCTATTAAATTGGTAGCCTCTGACGGACTAGGTACGTTATCTGGTTTTGATGCGCCTTTTTCAAATGCTATAAATATATCTGGAGAAACAAACCCAGACCCTAGCGCTAGCCAATCAAACTTTGATAATTTATTTTACTACTTAAGAAAAATATTATTTAACACTGGTTTAGATTTTGATATTTATATAGCTAATAATATTAGAAGCTCAACTGGAGCTAATAACGAGACTTTATTTCACGACATAAGCGTTTATGAATTTGGTTTACTTAAAGATAATTTTCAAAGATACGACGCTAAGGAACTATTAGAACATATTTTAAAAGTAACTAATTCAAGAGTTTTCCAATCTAATGGACGCTGGTATATTATTAGTAATTCTAACATTATTGACGCTAGATTATTTACAGCTGCACCAACTGTACAAGACTTAGAATTTACTATTTATAAAAATACAAGTAATAATGAATTAACTTTAATTGGAGTAGACCCACAAAATTTAAGTTTAACTTTTTCTCTTGTTGACGACGTTGATAATGGTAGCTCTAGTATTTCAAATAATATATTAACTTATACGCCTACTAATAATTTTACTGGTTCTGATTTTTTTACTTATAAAGCTAATAACGGAGTCGTAGACTCAAATATTGCTAGAGTAGATTTAATAGTAAAAGAAACTTCGGCTTTAACACCAGAACCAAATATAGCGCCACCTATAAGACAATTATGGAAAGGTAACACTATTCAGCAAGCTTTGTCTAATGCTAGAGGCTTTACTAATAGTTATGACAAAACACACACTGGAGAATTTTCTAGTGCTTACCAAGGCGCTAATATTGTAGATTTATCTTTTGCTTATGCTGGTAGTGCTACTGATGCTTCAGATGAGACTACTTGGAGATATGCTGGAATAGGTGCAAAACATTTAGTTTATGATAAAAGACAATATAGTAGCACAAAAGGAGTTTCAGACCCAAATATTCCAAGTACAGCTCAATTATCAAACGCTTATGTATATAATTTAACAGATGGGTTTTATGCAATATATACTAGACCTTTGCTACTTTCTTCTGAAGAAATCGGAAGAAGATTTACTTACAATATATCTAGACAATATAGTTTAAATGAAATGCCAGTAGATTTTAAAGAGATTATACAAGTAAGAGGGGTCGAAAGACACTATATAGCAGTATTTAGAGTTATAAATTCAGAAATTGTAGAACGTTATTCATTCGCTAGATAATTATGGGAACAATAGCCACAGCACAAAATACATTACTTACGACTACTGGAGAGGAATTAGTAGAATATAATGTTTATGATAAGGATGGAAATTTTGTAGATACACATTCAGAAAATGTATTAATAGAAGCGCCTAGTTTTATTAAACCTATAAACAACGATTTAACAGTAGAGTTTTTAAGACCAGTAAAAAAAGTAGTTAGAGAAACTAAATTAAAAAAACTTAACATAGTAAACCAAGACCCTATGAGTAATTATGGCGGTTATAGAATGGATTTTACACACCCATCTAGTAACCCAACCACTAGGGCTGAAGTTGAAGTAAATTCTTTGTCATTATCTGGGGACAGATTAATAAAAGGACTTACAAAAACACTTAATACTGGCGATACTAAAATAAATAATCATTTTCCAGAAATAGCAATACAAAACAACTTAAATTTTACAAGCGTTAGAGTTGGTAATAAATACCAAGTAGGTTTTAGTTATTACATAGAAAATACAGTTTCTAGTTTAAATGACTTAGACTATTATTTTTTAATACATATATCTATTTATGATAGTGCTAATAACGATAGTTATTATTATGATTTTGAAAACCAAAAATTTGATAATTTTAATCAAACTGGATTAACTAATACAGCTGCTAATCAAAAATATTTTAAATATATAAAAAACACAAACAGAGACGTATGGAATAATTTCAAAATAGAATTAGAAAGCGTTGAAGAAATCACTTCAGAAACTACTTTATTGTCATTTAATATAAGAGAATTAACATACACAACTAGCGCAGCTAATACAGCTCATACAGCTTATTATATAGATAATTTTTTTATTGACCAAATTTGGGACGAGTCTACTAAATTTATAGCAGAGCGAAATTCAAGCGCTTCTACGACACTTACTGGAATACACGAGACAGAGGGCTTGTTATTGTCTAACAGCTTAGGAGATAGTTTGTTTGATGGAGGTTTTGACGGACAATTTTACACAAAGAAAAACGGAGACTCAACTTATTTTAAACTAGACGAACTTATAACTCAAGAAATATTAAACGACTATAGAGAATATATAAAGCGTTTTGAGGGAACTTTTTACAATGCTAATCCTCAACCTATACCAGTAGCTTTACATAATAAACTCTGGCTTAATTTTAACGCTGGTGGAGAAAGTATTAGCGGTTATATAGATTCAATGAGATACGACGTAAAAAGCAATCAGTATTCTATAGTTATGCACTTACCTAATCAAGACGACGATTTTGCCTCTACATTTAGCATAAAATACGAGTAAAACAAAAGTTATTTTTGTTTGCTTTCCCCAAAGGTATTTTTACTGGAGGGGATTTTTTTTTATAAATAAGATGGCTTTTTTGTTTCGTTTGCTATTAAAAATTCAAAAGATTTATAAAATCCAAAACCTCTAAACCTAAAACCTATATGCCTCCATTTATTCTCGTATAAGTAATAACCTTTTTCATTCCAAGCTTTACCGCTTGTTTTACGAGACCCTAAAATATAACTGGTTTTAGGATATACTTCTTTAAAGTAGTTTTTACCAAACCCTCTAACGTTTTTTTCTGTTTCAGTCTGATACCTAAAAAATAGTCCCCAGACCTTTCCTTTTTTTTCGCTTACATAAATTTTATACATAATTTTCAGTTTTTAATTGTATTGCTAAATTAAAACTATTTTTTTAAAATCCAACTATTAGTATTTTTTTTTAAAATTTTTTTTAAATTATTTTGTAGAATTAAAACTTTTTTTTAAATTAGCGTCATAATTAACAACTAAAACAATCAAAAATGAAAACACAAATTAAAAATTTAATGGATTACGAAATTAGATATTTAGTATATTCTAAACTAAAAAAAGTAAAAAGTATTGCTCATAATTTAGGTAGTTTATATGATAATAATTCAGATGCTTATGGTCTATTAATTACCTATGCTTACAATTTAATAAAAGAATATAGGTTATACGATTATTCTGTATACAATATCATTGACGCTTATTATTATGAGGATAGTAAATCAACAAGAAAAATTAAAAAATGAAAACATTTATTCTAGTATTTAAAATGACTTTTTTAGTCATAATAATATTACAATTTATAAGAGCTATTATTTAAAATAAATATATGACAGAGAACATAAATAGAGTATTTAAAATGGAGCTTAAGCGTTTAGGTCTTAAGCGGTACGATGTAGCAAAAGAGTTGGGTATAACTTACCCAGCTCTTAAGGCTAAGGTAGACAATCCAGACAGATTGACTTATAGAGAATTAAAAAAACTAGCAGAGCTAGGAATTAACTTACAACTAAAATTATATGAAACCAGACTTAGCGAAGAAGATGTTTAACGTCTTTCATAAAGTTGAGGCGCTTAAAAAAGACAAATCAAACCCATTTTATAAAAGTTATTACACTGATATAAATTCAATACTTAAAGTAGTAAAACCTATTTTAAAATCGGAGAAACTTTTTTTAAGTCAGCCTATAATAAAAAACGAAGTTATAACAGTTATTATAGACTCCGACACTGGCGAAATATTTCCAGAACGTCCAGAGGGAATAGTTTTAGAAACTTCAAAACCTCAAGAGCGAGGCTCTGAGATAACTTACTATAGACGTTATGGTTTACTTTCCTTATTAGGATTGGAAGCTGAAGACGATGACGCTAACATAACTGTTAAGCGCCAAATAAATAAACCTATTAATAACCCTAATAAATTTGAATTATGAGTACATACGAACAAAAACCAAACTCCTTTAGTTTATTTAAAAACGAACAAAAACAAGAGGAAAAGCAGCCAGACTATTCTGGCACAATGACTGACGCTAGCGGTAAGCAATTTAGAATATCCGCTTGGGTCAACGAAGCTAAGTCAACTGGTAAAAAATACTTAGGCGGATTAATTTCAGAAATGCAACCAAGTCAGACAAAACCAGTAACTCCACCAAAAGAGGATACTTCTTTTTCTGACGACTTACCTTTTTAATTATTTGATAACTGGCGGCTCTTATGGGGTCGCCTTAATTTTTTATATATGAATACCAAAATAATACAAACAAAAGACTATAATAAATTTAATACGTTTAAAGAAAACAGACCAATAAATTTGAAGCACGTTAAAAATTTAGTTGATTCAATAAAAAAATTTGGTTTACTCGAAGAAATTACAATAAACGAAAATTATGAAATTATAGACGGACAACACAGATTTTTAGCTTTAAAAGAATTGTTTTTACCAATAGAAGCTAAAGTTAAAAAAGGGTATAATTTAGATTCAGTAATACCTTGTAATTTAACTCGAATTGGTTGGTCTTTAAAAGACTTTTTAAATTATTATGCGAGAATGGGCATTAAAGATTATTTATTACTAGAAGACGTGCTTAGTTTAGAAAAAGAATTAAGTATAACTTCAACTATTTACTTATATCATAAAACTGGAAAATGTAGTATTCCAGAATATAAAAATGGTAAATATGAAATAGACGTAGCTTACGGAAACTATTTAAGAAATATTTTGACTGAATTAGAGCCTATAATGTTTAAAAATGCCTATCATCAAAAATTTGCAAGACCACTAACTACTATTATAAAAAATAATAAAAATTTTAATTTAAAAAGATTAAAAAGTCAAGCTAAAAAATATAAAATTAATATTTATAGCACTCAAATTGATACCTATAAAGGTATTATAGAAATATATAATAAAAACTTAATTAAAGAAAATAGAATTTTTTAAATAATAGATATGGCAAACAAGAAACAAAGAGTCTTAATAGACGAAATAGAAGAAACTAGTCCAGAGTTTTTAGAGGCTACTAGAATGTTTTTTAGGGGTAAATTGCACGACTTAGAGAAACAATTAAAGAAGACTGAAGATAATTTAGTTATTACTCAAGCAGCTGCAAATTATCATAAGAAAAAAAAAGATTACTGGAAAAATAAGTATCACGTTTTAAATAACAAACTCAAAGAAAATGGAAAAAACATTTGATTCTAATAAAGACTACCATTCCAGTAGTAATATTTCAGCCTCTGGATTAAAAACAATTTATAGCCAGTCGGTCAGTTACTTTTTAAATCAAAAGTATAACGAAACCGAAGCTATGAAATTTGGGACTGCGGTACATACTTTAATTTTAGAGGGACGTAATGAGTTTAAAAAGAATTATTACTTTATGCCTAAGCTTGATTTAAGAAAAAAAGCTAATAAAGAAATAAGAGACCAGCATTTAAAAATTGCAAAAAACAAAATATTATTAGACAGCGAAGTAGGTCGAAACCTTTTTACCATTGTAAAAAACCTAGAGCAAGATAAACTGGCGCTATATTATTGTAATGGTATTGTAGAGCAGTCTCATTATGGTACTTTTGAGGGCGTTAAAATAAGAGTGCGCCCAGACTGCCATTCAGATACTTGGATTTCTGACGTTAAAACTTGTAGAGATATAAGTTTAAAATCTTTTAGAAGTGAAGTTAGAAATCGAAACTATGACTTACAAGCTACTTTTTATTGTGATGCTTTAGGATATGACCCTAGAAAATTTAGGTTTGTAGCTATAAGAAACCAGTACCCTTTTGACGTTGCTGTTTATTCTTTAAACGATGACCAAATTGAAGCTGGACGTTATAAATATTTACACGCTCTTAGGCTTTGGAAACATTACAAAGATACTGGCGTAGCTCTTGGGATTTATAGTGATAATAAAAACGAAGATGGTTCTATAGTATTATGATTAGTATAAGATTAACTCATATAAGAAGACTTGTAGAAAAAGACCAAGGTTTTAGTATAGCAGTCAAAAGCAGAAAAAGGCACTTAGTAGAAGCTAGATATATATTTTGTTTATTATGTCGTAAACATACAGAATATACACTAGACCAAATAGGTATAGAAATTAATAGAGACCATTCAACTATAGTGCATTCTGAAAAGATGGCTAAAGAATTTTTGCAAGTCGACCCAGAATTTAAACAAAAATTTAATAATTTAGAAAGAAAATTTAAAAGGTTGTATTCAAATAACTATGAGCGTTTTTTAAGTAAAGAAGATAAGCTTCAAAATGCTGTTATGAGTTATATCCAAATGCAGTATCCTAGCGAGTTTGTTATTCACGTTCCTAACGAGGGTAAACGAACTCCATTTGAAAGGTTTAAATTTAAATACTTAGGAGGTAAGGCTGGAGTTCCAGACATTCTTTGCTTTGCTACTAGAGGAGGATATTCTGGTCTAGCTATTGAGCTTAAAGTAGGTTACAATAAACCAACGGAGAAACAGCTTGAATGCTTAGACAGATTGGAGGCTGGTAATTGGAGCGTCCACTGGTGCAACGATTTCGACAAAGCTAAAGACATTATAGACAACTATTTTAAATACCGAATTGATTTAAATGTATAGTAATTATAAAAAGGTTTACTACAACGAAGTTAGTCAGAAAGTTTGGCGAACTAATACCACTGCAATAGAGCAAAGCGTAAACTATGAATATATAGGAACAATGACTTTAGCAGAATATGACTTACTTATTGAAACTTTATTTGAACTCTATGAGGATAATGAAATTTCATTAGAGGCTTTTATAAGAATATTTGGAGACATTAGAACTTTCAGCGACCATATAAAAAAGCTTGTAGACAACGCCTAGAATATGAAGCCAAATTATTACGCTATTTTACCAGCTGAGGTAAGATATTCAGAAAACCTATCGCCTAACTCTAAGCTTCTTTATGCAGAAATAAGTGCATTAACAAATAAGAGCGGTAAATGTTATGCGAAAAATCAATATTTTGCTGAGTTATATAATGTAGAAAAAGAGACTGTAAGTCGATGGATTTCACAATTAGTAAAATTTGGATTTATAAAAACCAAAGTTATAAGAAATGAAAATAACGAAGTAATAAAGCGCTACATTTCCGTCAATACCTCCCTTATAAAAAATCAATACCCTATTGACAAAAAAGTCAAAGATAATATATATACTAGTATTAATAATATAAAAAAGAATAGTAACAGCGCTTACAGCGAACAAGTTCTTAAAGCTTTTGAGTATATAGTGCCATTATTTCCAGAGAGAAATAGACCTAAAAACGAAAAACAGAAAAACGATTGGTTAGAGGTTATACGTCTTTGTGAAACTCAAGACAAAGTAAATCCAAGACAATTATATTATTTAATTGCTAAGGTTAGAAAAGACGAGTTCTGGAATAAAAACTTTTTTTCACTAACAACGCTAAGGCTATCTAAAAACGGAGTTAGAAAATTAGATAGGTTTTTAAATAATTTCGCAGACGATAATTTTAAAGCTATAACTAAATGAGTTTTAAATCTACAGCTAAGAGAACTAAAGAAATAGAGTTAAGAGTTTTAAACGCTTTAAACTGCTATGGTAAATTTTATAAGTCAGAAGAAGAATTTTCTACTTATGATTTATATGGAGAAACTGGAGGCGATAAAACACTAATCGAAATAAAAGAGCGTAGTCAAATCTATAACTGGTGGAATATAGAAAAAGCTAAAATAACTAGACTCTTAGATTTAAGAGACAAAGCAAAATATAAGATAAGACTTTACTTGGTTATGGTCGTTAAAGATATGGCTTACTTATATAATATTGACGATGTAAAAAACTATCAAGTAGAAAAAAAAATGATGAATAACTACACAAATGAGAGTTTTAAAAATGGAGTTAAGAAATCCATAAAAGTAGTATATTCGTTTCCCTTTACAATCCACAAACTAGAACTAAAAATATGATACAAGACTTTATAGCGTTAGGTATTAAAATAAAATCTAATGCAAACAACCAAAAACTAAGATGCCCAAAATGTTCCGAAACAAGAAAAAATAAACAAGACCGCTGTTTAAGTATAAACTTAGAACAAGGTTTATATAATTGTCATCACTGCGGCTGGGGTGGGAATGTAAAATTTAAACCAAAAAAAGAATATGTTAAGCCAGTTATAGTTAAATCTAAATTAGGAGATAGGACAGTAAGCTGGTTTAATAAAAGAGGTATTTCAGAAGCTACTATAGTTAACTGGAAAATAACAGAAAGCCAAGAGTATTTTCCTCAGACACAAAAAAACCGCAAAGCTATTAACTTTAATTATTACAGAGACAAGGAACTAATAAACGTAAAGTACAGAGATGCAGAGAAAAATTTTAAGCTAGTATCTGGAGCTGAATTAATTTTTTACGGACTTGACAATATTAAAGACAGCACTAGAGCTTACATAGTAGAGGGCGAAATGGACGCTTTAAGTTTATTTGAGGCTGGAGTTTATAACGTTGTATCTGTCCCTAATGGAGCTTCTAAAGGTAACCAGCGCCTAGACTATTTAGATAATTGTTATAGCTACTTTGAAGATAAAAAAGAAATAGTTTTATGTACTGATAACGATGACGCTGGACTAAACTTAAGAAATGAGTTAGCTAGAAGACTTGGAAAGTACCGCTGTAAGTATGTAGAATTTAGCCAATACAAGGACGCTAACGAAGTTTTAATAGAAAAAGGTGCTGAGGTACTAAGGACTATTTTAAAAGGCGCTAAAACGTTTCCTTTAGACGGAGTCATAAATATTAATGATATTTGGGAAAATGTTTTACTATACAATGAGAGAGGAATTAAAAACTATTCAGTCGGTCTTAGCGACTCTAATAATTATTTTAATATTGCTTTTGGCGAGTGGTCTGTTGTTACTGGAATTCCCAATAGTGGCAAGTCTGATGTTTTTGACCAGATTGCTGTCAACTTAGCTCTTAGTCAAGGTTTTAGAACTGCTTTTTTCGCTCCAGAGTCATTTCCTTACGAGGGTCATATTAAAAGGATTGCTAATAAACTCAATAAAAAAAACTGTCAAAATGAAGACCTCAACAATACAAAAAATTTTATTGAAGACCATTTTTATTTTATTAAGATTGACTTAGAAAACTTAACTCTTAAGTCTATACTAGAAAAGTTTAAAGAGCTTGTATTTCAGAAAGGCGTAAATATTTTAGTAATTGACCCTTGGAATATGTTAGACCATTCAGCTCAAAAAGATTTTAGCTATATAGGCGCTATGCTTTCTCAAATAACTCAATTTGTACAGCAAACTAATACCCATTTATTTTTAATAGCACACCCTAGAAAAATGGAAATTAACGGAGATGCTTATAAAGTGCCAACTCCTTATGATATTTCTGGCTCTAGTGATTTTTTTAATAAAGCTTACAACTGCTTAACAGTATATAGAAAGCTTGGAGAGATTACTAAGTTTGGCACTGATGCAGTAGAGGTTCACGTTCAAAAAGTAAAACGTAAAGAGAATGGACAGCAAGGCTCTTTTATGATAGCTCCAGACTTTAAAAATGGTGGCTACTATTGTGCTATTGACAAAGAAAAACAAAGACTAACAAGTATTAACGATAAACTACCTTTTTAAATGACAGAACAGCATTACCAAGCCTTTAAATGGGCTACTGACAATAACATAAGAATTTACCCAAAAGTTAGAGGTAAGAAATTTATTTTAATATTAGAAAGAGATGGCAAGACTGAGACCTCTGGAAAGGAATACAACAAAAAAGACTATCAAGACGTAATCTGGGAATTTTACCTAACTTTGTACAATAAATTTAGGAATGACTGAAATACAAATTTATCCTTTAATGGGCTTTTGTGTAGGTATAGAATACTTAGACGCTTTTAAGGATGAAACAATGAAATCAATAGACATTTATTTAGGTATTTTTGGCGTTTCTTTTAGATGGAACTAATGGCATACGACCCAAAAGAATTAGAAAAAAAAGCACTTATAGCAATAGAAAAACATAAGTTAATGTTTGTTGAGCATATAGTGGCTTTTTTACCTTGCTCTAAAACTACTTTTTACGATTTAAAACTGAACGATTCGAACGCTATAAAAAAAGCAGTTGAAGAAATGCGAGTTTCAAAAAAAACTAAAATGCTTTCTAACTGGATAAATTCAGAAACTCCTAGCTTACAGATTGCAGCTATGAAAATGATTAGCGAGGAACACGAAGCTCATAGGCTTAACGGAACAAGACAAGAAATAAAACACGAGGGCGGTATTAAGTCAACTCTTATTGAATGGAAGCCAGCCAAAAAGTAGAACAGCTTTGCAATAGACAATTTTACGACCTTATTGACTCAGAGGCTAGATATTTTGTTAGCCAAGGTGGCACTCGTTCTGGTAAGACCTACGCTATTTGTCAATACTTGATTTATTTGCTTACAGTTAGAGAAGACCCTATAGTTATAGATGTAATTAGGAAAACGCTGCCAGCTTTAAAAGCTTCTATTATGCGAGACTTTTTCTCTATAGCTGAGTCTACTGGAGTCTATTTTGATGGCGTACATAATAAAGCAGAAAATACTTTTCAATATGGAAAGCACTTAGTTAGATTTTTATCAATAGACCAGCCGCAAAAGATAAGAGGGTCTAAAAGAAACATAGCAGTTCTCAATGAGGGAAACGAGCTAGACAAAGAAGACCTTGTACAAGTAGCTTTTAGATGTAGTGAAAAAATAATAATAGACTTTAATCCGTCAGACCCTATACACTGGATTTACGAAGATATAATTCCTAGAGACGATTGCGAGACTATTATAACAACCTATAAGGATAATGAATTTCTAGCTCCAGAGATAGTAAAAGAAATTGAAAGGATGCGAGAAAAAGACCCAGACTACTGGCGAGTTTATGGAGAGGGTCAAAGAGCTGTATATTCAGCAAGACAGATATTTAACAACTGGCACTTTATACCCTATAACGATTTCCCAGAGTTTGACCTAGAGAGTGAAGCGGTTATAGGCTTAGATTTTGGATTTTCATCAGACCCAGCTGCGGCTTGTTTAGTTTTTAAAAAACAAAATAAACTATATGTTCACGAGATACTATATAAAACTGGTATGACTAACCAAGACTTAGCTACATTCTTTAAAGATAATAACTACGATAGGACGCTTACTTTCTATGATAGTGCTGAGCCAAAGTCTGGAGAAGAGTTACGCAGAATGGGTATCTTTGCAAAAGCAGCGATAAAAGGTCAAGGGTCTATAAACGCTGGTATAAGTTTATTAAAAGAATTTGACGTTTACGTTTCTAAGGAGTCTAAGAATTTCGCTAAAGAATATTCTGGCTACTATTGGGAACAATTAAAAGACGGAACTATCATAAATAAACCCAAAGACCGCCTTAATCATTTAATGGATAGTTTAAGATATTGCACCTATTCGCAGTATTCTAGGCGCTCTGAATTTTTTGTAATATAATTAGTATTTTTGTAAAAATATATTTTAATGGCTTCGATATTAGATAGGTTAAAGAACTTAGTAACCAAAAACAGTCAACAAACAAACGCAGCTTTTAACAGAGCTATATATAATTTTTTAGGAGAAACCTTAATAACTTCAGAGGATAACGATGACAGCTATATTAATAAAGGCTATAGATTTAATTCTACTGTTTATTCTATTATTAATCTAATAACAAAAGCAGCCTCGACAGTACCTTTTCAAGTATATGAAGTTCAAAACTCTAACGAATTAAAAAAATACAAAGCGCTTACTTCTGGTAGCTTCGTAAATACTACAAACCATAGAACTCAAATAACTTTAAAAAACGCTCTTGTAGAATTAGAAGACACTGAATTACACGAATTACTAGAGCGCCCTAATCCAGCTCAATCTTATGCTAGCTTTATTTCTGAAATAATAGCCTTTGGTAAACTAACTGGAAACCGCTATATATATGGTATAGCTCCAGAGAATGGAGTTAATGCTGGTAAGTATGGAGAGCTTTACGTTTTACCTAGTCAGACTATAGAAATACATTCTGGCGGTATTATGAAACCAGTGGACTATTATACAATGGAATATAACGGAACTTATAGAATGCTAGCAGAGGACGTTTGCCATATTAAAGACTATAATCCTTTGGCAGACGGAACTGGTGCTAATCTTTACGGAATGAGTCCATTAAAAGCTGGTCTTAGGTCAATGGACGCTAATAACGAGGCGCTTACTACTGGTGTTAGATATTTACAAAACCAAACTGCGAGAGGTGTATTGATGTCTGAGGAGGGAGACCTCAACGAAGTACAAGCTAGACAACTTAAAGAGAAATTTAAAAAGCAGTACCAAGGTTCTAACAATGCTGGGGACGTAATCATTACTCCTAAAAAACTAAGCTGGGTTAACTTTGGACTTAATGCAGCTGACCTTTCTTTAATAGAGCAGTACAACACAACAATAAAAGACCTTTGTAACGTTTACAATGTTCCAGCGGTATTACTTAATAACGTTGAGTCAGCTACTTATAACAATGTAAAAGAAGCTCGTAAAATGCTTTACACTAATGCAGTAATACCAGAGCTTCTTAAAATCAGAGACGAGCTTAATAGATGGCTAGCGCCTAAGTTTGGGGAGAAACTATTTATAGATTTTGACACTTCAGTAATACCAGAACTGCAAGAAGAAACAGAAAAAATAGTAGACCAGATGGCTAAGAGCTGGTGGCTTACTCCTAATGAAAAGCGTATGGCTATGAGTTACGGAAAGGATGAGGAAAATACTGAAATGGATGACTATTATGTCCCAGCTAACTTACTTCCTATAGGTAATTCAGATATGCCAGATATGACTCCAGACCCAGTTAAAGAAGACACTACTGAAAAAAGATTAGTAGCTGGTATGAACGACGTTTATACTACAATAGCAGAAGCAAGAGCTAGAGCTAGTGAATTGTCTAATGGAACTAATAACGATTACCACGAACATATATTCGATGGCTTTACAGTTTATATGCCTTTTGAAACTCACGAGGAATATGAAGCAGCAAAAGATAATAAGTTAGATGAATATTATGGCGAAATGGATGCAGACGCTTTTAACTATGACTTCGAGAGAGACTCTAGTTATTACGATGAAGATTCTGAATATGATGATGACGAAAATACAGAGTCTGAAGATTTAGAGATTATACAGAAAGCGCCAAGCATATCAGCAAGAATGGAAACAACTTTAAGAAACAAAGTAAAAGACCATAACGAAAAATACGGAGACGACCCAGCTAAAAGAGCTACTTATTCTATGCTAGCTAGGAGTTTTGTTAGAGGCGTTGGAGCTTATAGAACTAACCCTAGTTCTGTTAGACCTAATGTTAGTAATGAGCAGCAGTGGGCTTTAGGTAGAGTTAATGGTTTACTATATGCGCTTAGAACTGGTAAATTCAGACGTAAGCCTTATGACACTGACCTACTACCAGAGGCTCATAACCTCAGCTCTAAAAAAACAAAAGCGGAAACCTATGACAATTATCCACAAGGCGCAACTAATAACGCTAAACGTATGTTAGAATGGAGAGAGAAATATGGTCGCAGCGTAGTACAAGGAGGCACTCCAGTTGGATGGCGTAGAGCTAACCAGTTAGCAAATAGAGAGGCGCTTAGTCTTTCTACTGTTAGACGTATTAACAGCTTTTTAGCTAGGCATAAAGAAAACGCTAAAA